TAGGCTTCAGCCTCATTGGGGTTCTGGGACTGTACCGCTGCCTTCAGCCTGGCCTCGGTATCCACTCGGGCAGTAGCCAGCCGCACATCCCCACCAAGGTCGGCCTGCTGTCCCGCATGGATGGCTGCCTCCTGAGGACTACGTTCTGCCGCCAGCATCTGATCGACCAGAGCCGCAGTCTCGTGATCATCCAGTGCCCGACCAAGGATAGCCTGGCCTACCTTGGTCACCTGTTCCCTGATGCTGGCCGGGTCACTGGTCACCACCTGATAGACACTGCCCTGACCGGTGCTACCAGACTTCACCTTCTGCTGGCCCAGTCCTGCATTGATCGACTCGTTGATGATCTCATCAATGGTCTTGATCACTCGCTCACTACCATCGGCATTCAACTGGGTATAACCCTGAGCGGTGGTGAGGACATTGATGGTGGCAGCGATATCATCCTGAGTGAGGATCTTCCCATTGGGTGGAGCTGCACCCTTGGAATAGGCTCTGTCAGGATAGAAGCCTGCGGCATAGAGCCGCTGTGTGTAGGCTGCCAGCTTGTCCGGTGGCAGGTTGTGAAGCTGAGACAGTGTGTCCTTCAACGTCATGGTGGTAGTAGGAATGGCAGGCTGCTTGATCAGGCCACCGCTGGTCTGGACATCACGTTCCTGCTGGCCCTTGTTTGTACCACCGAATGCCTGGCCCTGGCCTGTCTGTAGACCATAGGCCCAGTTGACCAGATCATAACGTGACGAGGTTGGTTCCTCTTGAAGATAGATTGCTCGTGTGTCTACGCCTGTTCCGCCGCTGGTTCCACCCATCCATTCAGTGCCGGTGTTCGCCATCAGTCAATCCCCAATTCAGGACGAATGATCCGGTTGTAGAATGCCTTGACCTGTGGGTTCTTGTCTACGTAACCCCTCACCCACAATGCGAACTGATCGGTCATACGCTCTTTGACCTGACGTTCTGCATTGGTATTCCGCTTGTACTGAGACTTGTTATCCAGATAGCTCTTGTAGTTAGTAACCAGAGTTCTCAGTTGGTCCTTGTGCAGAGCGTCCGGGGCATGAGGATCATCGAGAGCCTCTTCCATCTGGTCAAGGACCTGCTGCCTCCGCTGCTGAGCATCGGGGTCATTCAGAAGCCTACCGAAGACCTTGTGTTCGTCAAGGTACTCCTTCTTCCAAACCTGATACTGCTCTGTATACTGAGCCCGTAGCTGAGGATTGCCCTTGGCTGCTGCCATCCTCAGTTCGTAGTCATCCTTGTTGTTGAAATAGGTATCGGCTGCTGAGGCAAAGAAGTAGTCATCGTACCACTCCTTGACAGACTTCCTCTTTCTCAGCTCCATACCGATTTCATCGTTGTAGGTCTGGTAGCTGAAGCCCGTATCATCGTCAGACTGTGGCAGAAGCCAAGGTCCTGCCATGCTGTACTTCTCAAAATACTCCTTGTTCTTATCCAGGAGAAGTCCTGCTTCTTCACTGGATGAGAGTGGAGCCTTGCTCGGTACGTCAGTCTTGACGATGGTGTAAGCCCTAGCGTCCGGGTGCTGAGCCATGAACTCCATGAAGGCTTCACCCATCGGGAGCCTGTTGTCATGGAGTAGTTTGTTGAACTCAGGCGTGAACTCGTCAATAGGCGCAGTGCTGGGTGCAGCCGGAGAGAAGAAACCGACTGCTCCCCTGAGGAACATCTGCATACGGGTGAAGTTCTCCAGCCGATGCCGGTAGTCTTTCTGCTCGTATTCGTCTGCATCCTCAGTCAACCCATACTTGTTGGCCCTGTCCCGAATCTCCTTGATCTTGGCCGCATCCTTCACCGGGTCAAGACCCTTGGCTTCATCCATGATTTCCTCAGTCTTCACCTGAAGCATCTGTGAAGTCTGGATCATGGACGAGGCGTACTCGCTGTCAGAGTCCACATCCTTAGCCAGGGCCTCATACATCTTGCCTGCCCAACTGGGCATGATGCTCTTGAGTATGAGGTCCACAGCGTTGTCATCGGTGACACCACGCTCACCGACAATCGCCCTCTTGGCTGCATTCAGTTCAGGGAAGATACGGGTGACTGCCTCCAGAGGCAGGCCCATCATGGGGCTGACGCTGGGACCGATACGGTCCAGCGTGTCCAGACCGGGGATGACGTACTTCAGTTGCCCGGTCATAGGGCTGACGGTGGGGAAGGACACTTTGAACCGGCCACCACTGATCTTCTCCAGACCATTGGTCACAGCCTTGGTCATAATCCCTGTCATCGGGATATTGAAGACATCCTCACCGAACTGGTTCTGAGTCACCACTCCCGAATTGCGTAGTGCGTCCATCGCAAGCTGTGCCTTACGGATAGCCGTGGGATCACGATAGACGTTGTTGATCGTCCTCTTGATGAAGTTCTCCTGAGCGAACCAGAAGGGAATGAGGTTCCGGCCATGCTGCTGGAATTGACTCCGTACCCTGTGGTCGTCGATCCAGGGAATGGTGTCCTCAATGGCACCCTTCTCTGCCTTGAGATGGGCCATCCGGTAGACCTCTGAGTTCCTGTCCAGTGCGTCCCTCAGTTGGGTCCACTCGTCGGCATCAAGGTCGGCATTCTCGAATGCCTTGGGGATCTGAGGCGGGTAGCCGTTGTCACGGATACTGGTCCTCAGTTCATCATTGAGACTGAGATAGCTGTCCTGAATATCACGGAAGCTGTAGCCCTCAACGCCCAACTTCTGGACGTACTTGTCCTGCCACAGCTTCTCCACTTCAGGAAGGAGGTCAGAGTTCTGGTGCTCATAGAATGCGGTGAAGGCTTCGGCGAACTTCTTCTGATCCTCCACATCAATCAGTGAGCGAAGAGAAGGAGGAATAGGGTCCCTGGCAATCATGGCTGCCACCGGATCAACCGAGTTCCTAACCTCCAAGGGCAGGGACTTCCAGTCGGAGGCAAGCTGGTAATGACGGACACCTAATCTCTCGGAGAAGTTCTTGATAGTGTCGTGCGTACCTTCAGCCCCAAGCAGACGCATCATCACGTCTGTCTCAGTCTTGAGCCTTTGGGCATAATAGTGCAGGTACATCTGGTTACGGATCATGGCGTTGCCGCCCTCACCGATGGCATCAAAGCCTCTGGTCACAAGGTCCTTGAACCAGTTCGTCCGGCTGGGCTCCAGAATGGATGCACCAATAGATGAGTCTGCGAGATAGGGTGCATGGTCGAACACATCATTGACGTTGATGCGGTTCTCCAGCAGCTTGTGCTGAAGCTCTCGCAGAGCGTGCGGGTTCTTGGACTCGAAGACCTGTGAGTAACGACGGGCAGCCACATAAGCCCAGTCGTCAATAGCCTCGTGACGAGCAGCCCCTACGGCAGGAACACCGTCAATCATCTGGAAGTTGTCATCGGCCAGTACCTTGTACTTCTCCCGCCAGGACTTCGGTATCCAGACCTGATTGGCAGCATTGGCCTGCGCCAGAGGGTCAAGGCCACCAGACACGTTGGCCTTGGCAAGACGCTGACCTTCCTGAAACACGTCTTCCGGCACATCGACATAGCCGATACTGACCGGCTGAGTCTTGTATTTGGCCTTGAGTCCATTGTGAATGTCTGCTGCATGAGCATAGTCCTGAGTGAACCAAGCCATCTCTTCAGGAGTCAGTGCCTCACCTTCAGGCAGGTCCTCAAGCAGATTAAGGTTCGGCTCGTGATTAGGACTGAGCCCATAGATTTCACCTGACTGGAACGGGATATAGCCATTCTCGGTGTCGATGACCGTGTTAGTCCTCGCCAGTTGGGGAGTGGGATTCTCCAAGGCTCTGGCCGTACCGACAGGCTGAGTGTGGCCCAGGTCTTCGAATGCAGTAACCGGGTCCTTGTCCATGACCACGGTGTAGACCCGACGGGTACCCTTGACAGGTGCTGTGGCTACCGGCCTGTCATCCAAGGTTCTACCACTACGATAGGATTTCCGTACTGCATCAGACATATCGGCTGAGTTGAGCCTACGTCTGGTCAGCTTCCAGTAGGCATCATTGCTACTGCCCGGACCCCAGAGTGTGGCAAGGACATCTTCATATTCTTTTCTCGCTTCATCCTCTACGTGTTGCCTGATACGTGGAAGGTCAGACTCCACATCGAAGGCAGCGTTCGGATCAAGAATATGAGGACGATAGATTTTCTCTATCTCGCCATCTCTGGTGAAAATTGCTACACGTTGCCTTGTATCTAGGTTCTCAATAGTATTGCGAAGCTGCCGTGCATCATCAAGCTCCATACCAGCACCAGTCAGATCGTCAAGGACCGACTGAATACTGGCGTGGGAGTCATGCCTGAGCCAGCGCTCGAAGTTGGGCATCACCTCATCAGGTACCAGTTCCCTCATCTTCTTGAGGTCGCTGACATAATCCAGTCCCTGACCACGCTCACTGATCAGACCAGCACCCCTGAACAGATCAGTGATCTGGTTGCCCTCTTCAAGTGTGAGTTGCCTACGTCCAGCGTCGATCATGCCTGCATAGACACGATCGGTCTGCATTCTCCGCATCTCACGAAGGACAGTATGGGGGTAGAACCCTGAGAGAGCAGGACCCTTGATATGGGTAGTGAACTCTCCATGCTGGACAGGGACATAGGTGATCTCAGTGCTACCAGGGACCCGCTGTCCAATCACCTCTGTCTTGAGTCGTTCACCGATGGGAGTAGCCACCTCACCCAGGTTGGTGCCTAGCTGAGCCACTGCTCCATGTACGCCACCACCCTGATAGGCAAGGCTTCTGACTGCTGCAAGGTATTCCTCTGGTGCCATACGCTCAGCCCATTTACGGGTGAACGTACTGACTGATCCAGCCATGTTGTGAGCAAAGACTTCCAGTGGATCACTGACAGAAGTAAGAGGAATATGGGAGAGAAGAGAATCAGCGATCCAGCCAACCGGGCGCATCGGAAGGATATAGCCTTCCCTCGTGGCAGTAATAGCAGCCTGTGACTTGATCCATGCGCTGGGACCTTCTCTCAGCATGAAGCCAAGGAACTCTTCACCATAAGCCCTGGGGATGAAGCCTGCCTTGAGTAGTACAGCAGGCTTCCAATACTTCGACATGAAGCCGTTGATCATGCCTTCGTTGGTACCGTCCAGCCACTTACGGTACTTGGTTGTCTCAGCCGTGACCTTGAGCATCTCCTTGAAGTCAGGGATACCCCAGTATTCAGCCAGGTCTGCTTCACCAATACCGACCGGGCGATTGCCCAGACGGTCAAGCCCTTCACCGGCATAGCTCTGGGTACGACCAAGGATCTTCTGAAGCAGGCTCTTGCCTTCCTCAGTCTGTAATGCTCCCGAATAGTGGAACATGGACTGGACGCCTGCCTCATAGATGCCCCGTCTAGCAGTGACATCTGTGGTCTTCAGCCACTCGTTGAGGTAGTCATCTCTGAGATGACCAGGCAGGGCATATTCCAGTACAGCCCTGAACTGGGTCAGGCTGTGAGAGTCATCCGGCCCCATATAGTCGTACTTGGGAACCAGGGTATACATGCTGTGGATGGCATCACCCACAGCACCCTTCAGACTGATAGCTGCTCGCTGTCTGACATTGAAGAGTTCCGCCAGTTGACTAGGTTCCAGCGCATCGAAGCCATAGTCCTCAAGCCTGAACTGCGATACCCAATCCTTGATGCCGAGAGTCAGACCACTCCTGAATTCCTCACCTCTGGTCAGACTAGGAAGCACGGTACCGGGGAAGTGAGGTGCAGCGAACTTGCCCTCGTTGAGAGCCTTGGCCCCGGAGGTACTACGGAAGTAGTCGAAGATGTGTTCCCGATTGAGGTCTTCCAGAGACATGCCCCTCTTGGCAAAATACTGGGCCATGTCATGAAGGCCACCACCACGAAGCTGAGGTAGCCGGTCTAGTAGCTCACCCACACGGCCGGTATTCAGACCTTCAGCAATGGCATCGGCTGCCCGCTGGAACCGGGGCAGAGTCGAGAGATAGTTGACCCGCTGGGTCATCTCGGCAGCGTCGAGTCCTTCAGCCGCCGCCGCTACCGTCTTGGCTTCCAGACCATAACGGGCCAGGCGAGCTGACTGAGCCATCTCACCACCAACGATGGTGGGGTCAGTAAGGACTCTGAACGTGCCGTCGATGCCACCCGACACGATGTTGAACGGAGTGGTCCCGTCCTTGAACGGGGTGAAGACCTTGGCAAAGTCCCGGCCTGGCGAAACCTTGTTGTTCCTTAGATCCTTGACTGCATCCTGAATGTCATCCTGATTCTGATACTGCGAATACTTGGATAGCTGCTCTTCAAACAGTGGGGTATCAGGAGTCAGTTGCAGGTTGTCAGTCAGGTAGTCACTGATGGTCTTGCCCTTGGCAAGCTCACTGACGAACTCGAATTTGTCAGCATCTCCACCCATGACCCGACGAACACGGTCCTTGGACTTCTCAGTGAAGTTGTTCTCACCATCATTAGTTCTCTTCCACAGGTCTTTGAAGTCACGATAGACAGCCAGTGGAGTAGCCCGACGGTCCTGAATCTCAGCCTCATTGAGGCTGCCACCCATGCCGAAGACACCCTCTTCTTCACCACCCAACCGACCTGCACGATAGAGGTGGGTACCGATACCACCAACATAGTCAAGACCTTGCAGTAACTGCTTGACCCCAACGACGTGAGTGACATCATGGACGAAGTCACCAGCCATCTTCTTGACAATGCCTAGCTCGGTGATATCAGGTTCCATAGCTTCGGGAGGGACATAGCCAGCCTTGCGAATGAGGCGCTGCTGTCCCTCATCGAATGCCTTGAATGCCTGCTGCTGCTTCCAGGGGTCCTGGATCCCCTTGAGGTGCTCAATGTATGCCTTGACCAAAATATCGCCACCAGCCGCCGTGGCATGACGAACAAGTTCATTGTCGTCAAAAGGACTACTGGCTAACTGGGTAGCGAACTTGACACCATCACCCTGACCGAAGATGGGGGCTGCATCCTGCACTAGCTTGATACGTCGGGCCAGGTTCTGGTTTGCCACATCACCGGGGCCGGTACTCTGGAGTCGTTGTTCCTGAGTCTGACCACCGGAGAAGAAGCTCACAATCCCCACCCCTCCAAACGTGCAGCAATGTCAGCAATGGTGGTGTCTCCGGTCTGAGCCGCAAGTTGACGAAGCTGAACAGAAGTCGTTCGTGACGGTGCGTTCAGAACTTCGGGACCACCACCGGGACCTATGGGAAGTCCATGAGTAATAGGCTCATGAGGTCGTTCTGTGGGTGCATTCAGTGGTACCGGCTGGAAGTTGTGGTTCTGTGCCGCAGCCAGTATCTGATCCATCCCTGCCTGTTGCGGTAAAGGAGCTTGCTGTTGTGTCTGCTCCAGTGCCTGCTTCTCACCATAAGGAAGACCAGTAGGAGCAGCTACAGCTTGAGTGCCAGCAGTGAGGTCGGTCCTGTTTGCATGGGCACCTCCCGGTGCCGACTGCATCTTCCTTTTACGTGGCATTGTCTACGTCCTATTGTTAACAATACGAGTCTGAACAGTCTGAGGAGGTCCTTGTAATGCAGCAAGAATCTGCTGCATACGAGCCTGAGCAGGCAGAGCCTGAGCCGGTGGCTGAGCTTCTGCTCCCTGTCCAGGCATCGCTAGACCTGGCTGTGCCTCGGGTGGAACAGCTAGTCCTGGATCTTCTGGTACCTGAGTAGCTTGAGCCTGACGATCCCTGGCTATCTGATCAGCCTTCCTTACTGCCTCGATCATGGAGCCCGTCTCTTGGAACACCTCATCAATGGTGACAAGGTCAATGAGTGGTAGTGCTCCCTGGGATGCGTTCTGCAAGAAGGTGACAAGCATTGCGTCTTCGATACGCTCATGGATGATGTTCTTCTGTTCCATGTTGGCATCAGCAATAAGAGGGTGGTTAGTGCGGCCAGTATCCCGAGACATAAGACCGGCACCAACCAACTGGGTAATAGCAACAGTTGCTTGGCTAATGTCAGTGCCAGGTAGAGCATAAGTGACTGCACTTTCGCTCGTCTCAAAATGCTTCTCTGGAATGTACTTGACAAGCTCTATATCACCAGACCAACCGCTGAAGACCGTGTACTGCTTGCTGGGCCAGTAGCCTTTCTCAGTCTCCATCACAGCATGGTTGATTGTCTCTAAGGCTCGTGCGGCAAACTTCTGAGCTTCCATGACCCTTGGGTCAACTGAGAATCCAGCCAGGGTGTCCAGCGCTCGTCCTGTTCTATAAGCACCTGAAGTCTCACCCCCGAATTGGGTAAGAACTCCTCCACTCGTTCGAGCAGCTCGCTCAAGCTGTTGAATAGTTGCCATTGTGCTCTGACTGACATTGGTAGTGAGAAGCTGCACTCCATCAGCATCGAGCAGGACGTTGGGTTCCCCTTCTCGTCCATCCTTCCAACGACCCCCATGAAGTGTGGGAATAGCAGTCCTCTTACCCATGATCACCATGTCGGGGAAGGTCTGCCGTTCCGCAGCGATAGCTTCCAATGCAGTCATACGATCAAGGAAGTCCACCATCGGGAAAACATGGGTGAGTTGACCCATGATCCGGTCAAGGGTGGCTCTTCTTGGTACCGCACAAGGTACGCAGCCAGCCCGATTAGGCCAACGTCGTAGCTCCATAGCATTCTGGCTGGGGCCGGTAGCAGCCCCATATACCCGGTCATCGTGGGTGGAGTAGTTATGCCTTGGACCGAGGACCCCCATGACAATGTCTTCTTCATCAATCCACTCCACACAGTCCCAGAGGTAACTGCCACCCATAGACTTCAGCGAGCTTCGAGTTGCAGGGTAATTGCTGAACAGCCAATCCTCTGAACGACCGAATACGAAACCAACGTTAAGTGGGGATCTAAAATCTTCTGGTGCTCTGAGTTCAGGGTAAGAGGTAAGGGGATCTCTAAGCTCGATTCGAGCCCGCTCTTCTTCAAAGTCAGGCACAACGACCAAGGATGCTGTGCCATACCCGATGTAGTGCCTGAAGTACCTATAGAGCATCAGCTCCATTCCGTTCCAATGCCAGTTAGCATAGAGAGCCCTACGTCTTAGCGCTGCATTCTCCTTCGCCCTGACCTTTGATCCAAGTGCAGGACAAGAGATAGAAGGAATGACAGAAGCAGCCCGCATAGCATTGTGGTCAATACCATCTGCCACGATCTGTGGAGATAGAGAGCCCATAGTAGGCTCACCATCAACGTCAGGCATAGGTACCACAACATCGCCGTTATACCGATCTCTGGCCTCGATCATCTGTCGAAGTAGGTAGCTGTCCCGCTGACGGCGCTGCCACATAATGTTGACAATGTCTTCCCACTTATAACTCACTTAGCTCTCCTGAGAGTTGTAGGCCGCCAGGGAAGTCCAGCCCTCTTGAAAGAGTCCTTCTTCTTCTCGAAGTCGATCACGTTCCTCACACCCAGCCAGTAGAGGTGAAGGAACCAGACAGACATGATCCTGTCCTGACGAAGCTTCATCCCTCGCACATGAGGCTTCCACTTCTCCATCTCGTCAAGGAGGGGCTGCCACATGGCTTCGGCTTCCTCTGATCCCCAAGGGATAGACATCTCACCAGAACGAATAGAGGTAGCCATAGCGGCTACCCCAAACGTCTCGTCATGCTTGTTCTGGCCTGTGGTATGAGGGACGATAGCAAAGCCATACTTCTGGCTCATGGCAACCAGCCGGTCATCCTGGCTGAGGGCCTTCTGCCAGGCCATAGCTTCCACGATAAGAATCTCTGGCCGGTAGCCCTTCACCTTGCGCTCGATCAGGTTGAGAATTCCCTCAGTCCGACCCACGTTATAGAGGGTTTCCTGATCAATAAGCAGGAGCTTGGCAAAGTTGTACTGACCAACAGTGAGAGAGCAGCCACCAGCAATAGCCGGGTCCAGGGACATGGCTGTTGCCATACCTTCGTACTTCTTGATGACCCGGTTCTGATCCTTGAATGCCTCTCTGACCTCAGGAGGGAAGGTCATCGCCCTAGTGTCCTGTGGTTCCTGCATGTAGGTCCTGGCCCAGACCTCTTCACCCACCTGCTTGCGTCTCTTCTTCAGAGCCTCGTTGGGCCAAAGCTCAGGGATCGTAGAGTTGCCCTCGCCATCGAGGATCGGTATCTCCACCAGTCTGTCGATGAGGTCTTCCTCAATCATCCTCTCGTAGACATCGCCCTTGCCTACACGGTTCCCGATGATGAAGATCCGGCCAGTCCTGCCTACTCGGGTAATCCAGTCCTGACGGAACTTGGACATAATCTTAGGCGTAAGGTTGAGGCTTTCAATGGACTGAATGTCATCGAGGAACATATCGTCAACCCGAGAACCCTGGATCTTACTAGTGTTTCCCCTTGCCTCAAATGAATAGTCCCGTTCGTCGTGATGAGCCTTAAAGACGGTAAAGTAATTGTTCGTCCAAGGCTTACCATCACGCTCTTGGTTGTCTTCGTAGAACGGACCGAACTGTGCGATGTAGTCACCAAACTCCACCTTGTCAGTCATGCGCCTACGAATACGTCCTGCAACTTTTACAGAGTGGCCGGATGACTCTGATATGTAAGCGATACGACGATCTGGATAGCGACCTAAGATTTCACAGATTTTGTCTTCAAGGAGAGTTGTTTTCCCTACCTCAGGAGCTACCAGAATCAGAGTGATACTCATAGGCTCTGCTGACTCTATAGCATCAATAATCATCGCATGAACGTAGTACGTGTTCAGACGGAAGAATCTCTTCCTGAATGCAGAGAAGTCCTTCCACGTAGTAACATCCTCTGCATTGATAGTGTTGTACCAGTTCTGGCGTGCAAGGTCACATTCCCTCTTAAATCCAGGGAAGGTATTACGCCACTGGTAGTAGGTATTCATCTGAATACCTAGTTCCCTGCAAGCTTGCTCCGCTCTGTAGCCCTGAGAGAGCAGGCTGACAAACTGGCTTCTCCGCATATTGGCAGCCTGGGTACGGCCATCCTTGCTGAGAAGCTTCTCCCGCTCCTTCAGCCCCTTCTGCTTACCTCTCTCGTAAGCTTCACCCAGGATGCCGACAGCAGGCTTGATGGGTACATCCTTGTACTTGTCTGGACCCACCCATATGCGCTTGACCTTCGAGCCGTCCTCAAGCTCGACTATCTCGTGCTTGATCGGGGCTCTATCGGTTGGCATTGGTGCATGGTACCTTAGAGTCGCCCAGTGCAGGGAGGGGGCTCTGTCAGGTCAAGGGGTGGCGGGCACCACTTCGGTACCGGGGGACAGGTCCCTGGCAGAGTCCCCCTCCCCGCCGGTCTGTAGCTTCGGGTTTCACCGCTCTTATAGGGCTCCGACTCGCTCGGCTCAGCCGTCGCTCGCCTCGCTCCTTCCTCTGGACCCCTCCGGGGTCCTTCTTTAGTTATTAGATCATGAGGAAGGAGAGGAATAGAATGAAGACTTCTATGACGTGCCCCCATGATCGGGTAGTCCGGCTGAGAGTGCCAGGTACTTCAGGCCCCCTGGACTACTGGATCTGCAATATATGCAATGAGCAGTTCATTCAGAAGAGGCAGGTGGACTGGAAGCTACAGCACCTGACCTCTGAGTTGGTTCGTCTAATACCGGAGAAGTTAGATGAGCAGGCTGCGAGAATGCGGGCAGAAAAAGGCGTTTCGGTACAGGAAGGAAGCTGAACGCTTTGCCTTCATGTTGAAGCGTAGGTACATGGACTATGCCCATGTGTATAGATGCGGGTACTGTCGCATGTACCATCTTGGTCATTCCAAGGGATTAAGGAGACGGTGGTGATAGACGTAGGTGTGCTGGTTGACAAGATCAATCAGATGAGTTCCTTCGAGATTGCAGAGATGCTGAAGGCCCAGGGCGTACAGGGTGTTCCTTCGGTGGAGGAATCCTGTGTGCTGGCCCGGTGGATACACAAAGAGTCGGGGGTCTTCGTCAGGGTGGGCATCCATGAGAAGACCGAGTCCGGTAGCCGGTTCGGCATTGTTCCTCAGGATGCTGACTTGGATACAGGTAGCTTCTCAGAGTTCTATGCGGTGGAGACTGGAGTGCAAGCCTTCATCGGTGAGTTTGACAATGGCTGTTACCCTGAGCTTGTAGTTCCTTACGAGGAATATGAATAATGTTCAATGCTAAGGAGCTGGAGGGCAAGGAGTTCGATGAGATACGTTTCGTCATCCCAGAACTCGTGCCCGAAGGAGTTACTCTCCTTTCTGGTTCTCCTAAGGTTGGCAAGTCTTGGATGGCCCTCGGTATGTGCATCGGAGTGGCTACAGGAGGACCCTTCCTCCAACAGGTTTGCCACCGGGGTCGTGTGCTGTATCTCGCTCTCGAAGACAACCCTCGGCGTATTCAGTCTCGTCTTACTATGGCAATGGGAGGCGAAGAGTTCCCAGCTAATCTCGATTTCGATTGCTCATGGGATCGGTTTCCCGTTGGCCTGAAAGCGCTGGATCGTCTTCTGGCTCAGACTCGTTATGACCTCGTTGTCATCGACACGCTGGAGATGGTACGTCCACCTCGTCGTGCCAATCCCTATGAGGATGACTACAGGGCTATTGCCGGTATGAGAGAGGTAGCCTACAAACACCGTACCTCTATCGTGGTGGTCCATCACAACAGGAAGACTCAGACCGACTCTTCGATGAACGAGATTGATCCCATCGAACGGGTGTCAGGAACGATGGGTCTGACCGGTGCTGTCGATGCCATCCATGTTCTGTCTCGGATTAGAGGTGCCTCTATGGGTGACCTCCATATCACAGGCAAAGATGTGGAAGAGCAACAGATGGTGGTGAAGCTCGATACCTATCTGGGCCTCTGGTATGTCTATGAGAGAGGCATAGATGTTGTCCTCAGGTAGGGACTGGGTACGTGACAAGATTACTGCTCATGTGAAGTTCCGGGTGGACGCCGTAGAGAATAGGTGTCCTTGGTGCCTGGTCATAAGACCAATGGAATGGTTCGAGTACCAGACTACCCTGGATCAGGGAACCGACTTCCAGAGAGTGATAACTAAGACCACGACTAAGTGCCGGAACTGTAGGCGATCAGACGGGCAATCACCCTCTCAGTACCGAAGAAGGTTCTATTGACAAGCGAGTTACGCTTAGTGCGTACCCAGCGCCGACAGGAGCGGTGTGGATGCCCGCTTGTAGCTTTTCGGCGTACCCAAACTGGGCTTGCATGGGACAGCTAGGGTAATCAGGCTAATAAACTCCCTCTTCATACAAAATATTTGTCATATATGGGGGTGGCCTTACACACTCTGTCCCCATACTCCCGTCAAGGTACATGGGTGGGTTGCCCTAAAGGCTACTACCACACCTATGTGATAAGCATAACCGAAGATTGATGATAGTTAGAGCCTCACTTAGGTGCCAGAAACCTCACACCTTCTCTTTTTCCTCACCTACTTGAGGTACTCTCCACGTACCAACCTTACGTGAAGTGCTGATACCAGCAGACTGCTAGGGATGCTCACTACGTTCGCATACTCCTTCTAATGCGGGGTCCCCTACCCCGCATACCTACTCCGCTGAGTAGGCAAGCAGAGGCCCGCACTGCGGCCGGGGAATGAACAAAACCAAGGATCAAAGATCCTTGGCCCTCCGGGCGCCCACTTCGTGGACGTTTTGTCCTATGACCCGTCCTACGTGCTTCACCTTCGTCGTGTCCCCGGCGCTATTCCGGCCGATGAAGCTGGCCGGGCGCCTAGATAGGTATATATGCCCCCTGATCGAAGCATGGGCACAAAGCCCAGCCCTTCGGGGACAAATACGAACACTTCGTGTCCGATTTGTCAGGCTTTGCACACCATGCTCTAAGGGGGCACATACATACTGGGTGGTAGACAGGATGTGTGAACTACAAAACCTAAGCTCAACAAGGAGCGTGCATCATGGTTAAGTTGTTCTTCGCCTCGACAGTGATCGTGTTCATCCCCATCCTGCACCAGGCCATCGAGGCTGTGCAGCACATCAGCAAGGTAGTCAACTAGCACGACCTGTGGTAAGCTAGAAGGTAGTTAGAGAAGAAGCGAGAAAGCTTCGTTACGAAAGGTGAACGCCAGTGAGCAAGGTACGATTCGTGATTGGTGAGGACAAGCTGCCGTCGTCGCTTGAGACGTTCCGTAGGAACATCGAGCAGACGGCACCGGGAGACACCAGCCAAGTTCCTCCGGCCATGACGAACGCTGAAGCCGCTGAGGTGGCAAGGCGGGCGCTCAGCCCGCAGGACACGCTGGTCGGCACGTTGAGCGACCCGGCAGGGATGCTCAGTGATGCACTGGGACGCTTCGAGGAAATCCCCGAGAAGTGGCTCAAGCGGGCCAAGGAGCTTGTGCGAGAGCACAAGGTCGAGGATGCCCGGTTCATGGTTCCATCAGAGCCTAACCTCGACGTGGTGATCGTGCTTCACCCCACGCCTCAGAAGTACAAGGGCGTAGACGGTGAAGAGTACGACGGTGACCACTACGTGGTCTTCGGCCGTGAGTACCAGGGCACTCGCCGTGGTACGTGCTACACCTGCAATAGCGCCAGCCGCAAGGGCGTGCGTCCTCTGCCTCACGACTGCTGGAAGCAGAAGACGTGGGAAGAATGGGAGCCGATGGTATTCGCCAAGGCTCACGGCCTGGACGACGCTGAGGACCTGGCTAAGGAGCTTCGCTCCGCATGGCAGGCCACAGCCGAGCAGAAGTACGGTGACAACCACCGTGATTGGTCAGCCGAGTACGAGATTCCGTTCTCGGGTGATTGGCAGGCTGGTTACCTCGCTGGTAAGGGAGGTTCAGCCTGGACCACGCTGGGCTAAGCAGGAGGGCGGGCCGAAAGGTCCGCCCTTTTCTGCTGGGCACCTATACAGGAAGTCTTTGAAGATAATCCAATAAAGGAGATCACGATGCTCGAACAGTTTAAGCACGCTGCGATTGCTCGCTTCTTCGACACCGACGACGCTAAGGAGCGGGACATTCTGGACCGGCTCCTGCGTCACTACGAGAAGCTGGAGAAGCAGCCACGCTGCGAGCGCAGCGGACGCACTGACTTCGCCTGCTGCGATGGTCACTAGCTGGAAGCCCTGGTCGAAAGGCCAGGGCTTTCCTAGTGCAACACCAACCCCAAGGTGGCAGCAAGTCAGCTATAACAGATAGCGACGTGCTAGCCAAGAAGGAAGTCTTTGAAGATAAGCTCAACAAGGAGCGTTACATGCCCTCTACCACCACCACTCGCAAGGACGGGATCTTCCTCGTTTACAACACTCATGCTTATAGTGAGTGTGGTACATACGACGACGACACCACCTACGTCAAGTGCTCACTGTGCAATCAGATCGTGATGGACGAATACGATTGCCTCACTGAAGAGGAAATCGAAGTCCACAAGCTGGGCCTGTGCATGGCTGGTGTTGCTATGCGATACACAGCCTACTGGCTGGGTGAGATGCACCGTCGTATCTACAAGCCCTGTGAATACTGCCACAACGAGCCTTGTGATTGTCCGTTCTGATGACCAGCCCTGAGCCGAAAGGTTCAGGGCTTGAGTCATTGCCACTGCGAGCCAAAAGGGCGAGCAAGTAAGTAATAACAGATAGCTCAATAAGGAGCGTAGTCATGAGTTCAGTCCGCATCTTCCTCGCCATTCTCACCTTCTCTGGTCTAGCCCTCATTCCTCCGGCTGCTGCACTCATCAACGCTGGTAACGAGTTCACTCAAATCGGCACTGCACTGGTCTGTGAGAAAAACAGTCCATGCATAGAGAAGTAACAAAGGAGGTGGTTGAATTGGCAATGCGTGATCCCAACACAGGGAAGTTCATGAAGAGAGTCAAAGAGGCGCTCAGTTCGAGCAAGCCAGCAACTCTCGATCACCTCTTGCCTGACCGAGAGGTCAAAGGCAAGAATGAAGAATTCATGGAGATGAAGGATGTCTCCGTGGACGTAGTACCAACCAAGACCAATGTGCGACAGAGCACGATGCAAAGGAGCTACACAATGTCCGCTACCGTCACTGTCATCGGCAACCTGACCGCTGACCCCGAACTTCGTCAGACCAACAGCGGGAAGTCGGTCGTCAACTTCTCACTGGCCTACACCCCCCGCAAGCCCGATGGGAGCGACGGCACCACCTCGTTCTACAACATCGCCGCTTGGGAGTACCTGGCCGACAACTTCGCCGCATCCTTCAAGAAGGGTGACCGGCTCATCGTGGTCGGCCGCCTCTCGCAGGACCGGTGGCAGGACAAGGACAACCCCGAGAAGACCATGACCCGTCTGGTCATCACGGCTGACGAAATCGGTGGTACCTGCCGGTTCCACACGATGGACATGCAGAAGGTCACGAAGCGGCCTGCCGTCGAGTCCGCTGCCGGTGACGACAGCGAGCTTCAGGACATCTTCAGCTAATGCGTAAGTACGAGAGCATGGTCCTCGTGATTACAGTTCTCGTACTAGGGCTCGTCCGATAAAGGACACAAATACGACAAGGGCTGGCCTCGAAAGGGGTCAGCCCTTTCGTCATTGACACTGTAGCTCCCGGTGCTAGCCCGGATAGGCGCAGGGTCAGCATGTGTGGTCCCGAGCATGGTATCCAGGCGAGGCAGCCTGATCGGGACACTAATGATTTCCAGGGGGAGGACTGTTCGTATTAACGGATAGCTTGCTATCCATCGAGAAAGAGAAAGCATGAACGCATCACAGATCATCAAGGTTCACCACTCCCTCTGGAGCAGTCAGCCTCGTTCGTTCAACAGCACTCGTGCCGGTGGTCTTCGGTTCGTGACTCAGAACCTGAGTAAGCGAAGCAAGAACACTGAGTGGATCAAGGGCGACCCGGAACATCGGAAGCTGACCTGGATCTTCAGCGCTATTGGGTACAAGGGACGCATCCGTGAGTACCAGAGCAGAGGCAAGACCATTATCGAGATTCATACCCTGAATCCTGAGAAGCTGTTCTACAAGGAAGAGAAGTGAACGAGAACAGATCGACGCCGCTGGGTGAGGGACTGAAGGCTTGCCTTCAGTTCTTCCTTCTCTTCACAGCCGCTGCACTGATACTCGGCTGGCTCATGTCCACTGTGAGGTGAGTAATAACGGATGGCTACAATCGAAGTGACCGACGCAGCTCTCAGAAATATTGAGAACATGCAGAAGAGATGCTGGGACATCGAGAACAAGTATGGTGCTGATAGCAGCGAGGCACTGAAAGCGACGTGGTCTTACCTCAGGGTGCTGAGAGTCATCTTTCAGTGGCCTGGCCGAGTGACTGCTGAAGATGACCTCTCGCTTCTCATCGACGGGCAGATTACCATCGGCATCATCTGGCACCCGCTCAAGTTTAAGATGCCAGGTGGTGAATGGGAAGTAGACCCCCTCCTTGGTGAATGGAGTAGCCACTCATGAATGAGCCATACGAAACTCTGCTTGGTCATATGAAGGACAACCCTGTGATCGGCAAGTACCTCGACGGCGACGTGCCCAACTGGTCCGACATATGGATCGAAGCCATGCCGATGCTCAGCGGCGGAGAGAAGATCATGGTGGAAGTCGCCCTCGCCATGTATAATGGTAACGGCGTGGCAAGAATTGCAGACATCTTCCAGGTTGATCGAGAGAATCAGGAGCGTATCGTCAATGCCCTCAGGATTCGAGTCAGTCAATTCTAATCTCGATCTAGAACACGAGCAGATCATCCTCTTCTCCGACACTATCTCTGGTATCAAGAAGACCATTGAAGGTCTAGCCCAGCTTGCTGGTCTTGAAGGTCTGGACTCAGTGGCAGAGAAGCTGCAAGAAGCTGTCGAAGAATGTGAACAATGGCCAGGAGTAGCAGATGTTTATTCGTCCAGCGATGAGTGAGTCGCAGTTTGATCATGACAACGACATGGAATGGGGGATGAGCGATCCGTTCGATCCCGACCCGGTATGGCTACACCCTGAGGATGGGCTCATCCCTCATCCCTTCCCCTCCAGGGCTGAGCCTGCCACAGCCGACGAGGCCCGAGCCTTCTGGCTCGACGGAGGCTGGGATGACTGGTGATCCTGTCGCTCAGGCGATGGACATTCAGCAGTCAGTCCAAGAGTTGCTTGAGTTGGTGAAGGATCAGAGTGAGGTGATCACTGAGAAGCAGGGGAAGGAACTCATGCATATTCTCAGAGAAATCTCTGGTTACATTCGAGGTATCCAACTGCAAGTCATGGTTCAGTGATCACATGAGCGAAGGGGAATAGTGTGCCTGCGTACTTCGAGACTGGTATGTTCGTGCGGGAGAAGCCCTGGCATGGTCTAGGGAACTTGCTCGACAATCCGCCCAGCACTATGGAAGAAGCTCGTCGCCTTGCCGGGCTGGAGTGGGAACCTGAATACACTCCTATCTACAATGAGATGGGCGTGAAGATCGAGGGCTTCAAAGGTATCCGACGCAACGACAACGGCTACATGCTGAACGTAGCTAGGGATACCTACGAGATGATCCTGAACAGTGAGACGTTCGAGATTGTCTGGACTGTGATGAAGCAGGGAGCCTACCTTGACACAGCAGGGTCTGTGCGTGACGGACGGCAAGTCTGGGCACTGGCACATTTGGATGAACCCATCGTCATTCCAGGTGACAAGTCTCTCTCATACCCCTATCTCGTCATGCTCACATCCCATGACGGAACAGCTGCATGTAAAGTCCTGCCGACAACTATTCGAGTTGTGTGTTGGAATACTTTCCAGATGGCCCTCAGTGAAGGGGACCGCACCGGAGTACAGTTTTCCTTTAGACATACTAAGCGAGTCAAGGACAGGATCGAAGAAGCAAAGCGGGTGATCGAAGGTACCCGACACTTTGCCCTGCGCTGGAAGGAAGATGCCGAGTCTCTTATCGGTATCAAGATCACTCCTGTGCAGGCCAAGCAGTTCGTGCTGGACTTCTTCCCTACTCCCCCTCCCCACGTGGAGATGAGCGACCGTCAAGTCGATAACTTGACCATGAATCGTGCGACACTTACCCATCTTCTGGAAAATAGTCCTACTCTGGACGGCATTAGGGATAGTGCCTATGGTCTTGTTCAGGCTGCTGGTGAGTACCTCGATCACCTTCGTGGAGGGCGAGGCGGTAGGGATGCTTACATTTCCCGTACTCTGCTGCGTCATGAACCGGAGAAGGTCAGGGCGCTGAAGCTAGCGGTGAAGATTGGTAAGTAATGAGCAGGCGACGGTGCGATTCCAGAAACAGGGCAGGGATTGTCTGCGGTTCTGATGCAAGGTACTGTGTGTCACAAGACAACGAAGCCCGCTTCACCTGTGGCAAGCACCTAAGCTCGTTCATCGATGAGATGTTGGGATCATATGCACAGATAAAGGTGCATCGGATCTGATAGGTTCCTGGCATAGAGGCGCCCGCAAGGGTAAGGGTTACCGAACATGGCCCTTCCTCCCCTCTATGCCAGGATCAATGTTCCGACTGCCTACCTAGACATAGTCTAGAGGTTGTTTGCAGTGAACGTAGGCTAGAGCTGCAACTAGTTCCCGCACGCTAGTAAACTGAGGGGCACCATGCAGTCCTTTAGGATGCGGGTATGGCATGGAGGGAGGGGCTGGCTTCGGTCAGCCCCTTCCTTTATGATGAGGTCATGGCTATACAACGTGACCTTTCTCATCTGAAGTTTGTGAAAGAAGTCGAAGAAAGGAACGCTGTGTACGCCAAAGTTCTTGTTGAAGAGTGGGCCAAGCTGGCTCAAGAGAGAGGGACACTCGCTCATGCTGTCGAGGGCACAACGATGCGCCATTCAATGGCAGGCAAATGTGCTCGGCAGATCCATTACTATCTCACAGTGGGAGATGAAGGGATCACCAACCCCTTTGATCTGCCTGCCTACTGGAGCACTGGTCTGGGTACAGCAGTCCACGGATGGTGGCAAGCAGCCCTAGCCAACCTGTTCCCTAATGCTGAGCTTGAGAAGGTAGTCCACCTGCCCGAGGCTGACTCGTCTGGTCATGTGGATGCATGGCTGCCTGATGAGAAGATCGCCTTCGAGTTGAAGTCCATCAATGGCTTCGGCTTCAAGAAGATTCAGGAGGACAACAACGGTCCTCGCTATGGTGACTTCGTTCAGGCATGTGTGAATGCCTATGCTCTCCAGGCTGAGCGTATGGTCCTCATCTACCTGTCACTGGAAGCGATTAGTAGGCAGCGGGCCAAGCAACGGGAGATTGACGAGGTTGGTCGTATCGCCAAGGAGTTCCACTACACGCCGGATACCTTCGTCAAGGTAGCTGAGCGGGAGATTGAACGGTGGAAGGTGATCCGTGAGCGTGATGCCGATACGCCTCGTGCCATCCCTGACCCTGAGGTACCGGTTGGTGCCCGTGTCGTTGATCCTTCTACTGGTCGGCTGAGTAGTGGGTCATATGCCTGGCACTGTGCCTACTGTAGCTATCAGGATCTGTGCGCTAGTGAATGCACCGAGTAGGTGCTTGCATCTACATACCTACTACATGGACGCTGGGGTACGGTGTAAGGATTGTCATAAGACGGCTCCATACAGTAGAGCATGGAGGGAACGTGAGCTATCCCGAATACGAGCAGAGGGCAGACCGGGCACCGATAGGGACAGACATTGAGCGGGTGCAGAAAACTATCCATGAGTATGATACTCTACTTGATCTTCTTACTCAGAAGCTGGAAAACATACTTCGTCCTGCTGTACCTTCTGCCGTACCACGAGATGACTGCCCTCGGATAGCAGAAGTGTCACCTCTGCGGACAGAGATTCAGGTTCTTGGGAATAGAATGATCACGCTGAATGGTCGTTTCTCTGATCTCGTCGCACGGATTGACACATGACTAGTCGGGATATACCCGATGATCCTGCTGGCGACTATAGGTTCATGGCTGTGGTGATGATTGATGGTCATGGCAAACCTAGGAAGCTGGAGCAGGAACACCGTAAGTGTCTTGAGCGTCTGCTCTGGGAAGAGTATGGTGACCTAGCTACCCTTACTCTTCTGAAGAGGACCGATGACAGCCAAGCAATTACGGAAGCTACACTTCTTGCTGATGATCTTATGGGGCTTGTTGATAATCCCGACATTGATCTGGTGGAAGAGTAGCGTTCTCTGGGTGGGACTCTGTTCCTGCTACGCCAACTCTATAGCTCATGCTGCTGCCTATGCAGGAGAGAGAGCCGAAGACAGCAATAGTAATAACGGATAGCATAGGAGAGCATGATGCGTACCCCTCAGGAATACATTGCAGATGTGACCGATGATGTGCTGCCCCGCTTTATGCAGAACATCTCTGGTCATGCGCTCTCTGCTAATGATCAGTACCATGCAGAGATGTGCAGGCTGGCTCGTAATGTGGGGATGAACCCTGAGTCTGAGGGATTCAAGGCTTCTCTTCTCCTTGCATCCGACTTGATTGATGGTCTTGCTGCTAGCCTCAGAGAGACAGAGCTTGAGGATAAAGAGATGGGTGCCTACTACATCGAACAGGCAGCAGCCCGTCTACGTCTACTGTCTCTATGGGGGAGCCGATGCAGGAAGGACTGTTTGGACCTGAGGTCGTAAGAAAGAATGCCAAGCGACGAGTCACCGACGAGCCAGTCTACAACCGAGTCCTTAATTGCACAGCTTGTAGTCTATCTCAGTTGCGATGGCCGGTACCGTATCGAGGTCCATACCCCGCAAGAGTTGCCATTGTCGGTGAGGCTCCAGGTTATCAAGAAGATGCAAGAGGTGGTCCCTTTGTTGGTCCAGCAGGACAACTCCTGCAAGAACAACTAAGGATTCACAAGGTAATACCTGACCGACTGTTCTACATGAACATCGTGTCCTGTTTCCCCACCTCGTCTGATGGTGGGAAGTCTGCCAAGCCCAGTGTCAAGTCCATTGCTGCGTGCAATGAGAACGTATGGGCACAACTGAAGCTGGCTAGTCCAGAGTGGGTGGTCCTCGTAGGAGGGGTAGCCCTTGAGGCACTGGCTCCTTGGACATTGTGGCGATGTAAGCCTCGTACTATTACACAGATGCGTGGTCTGGTGTGGACTTGGGAGGGGATGCACTGGACACCTATCATTCATCCTGCGGCGGGCTTAAGGGAGAAGAAGTACATGACTCTCTTCCAGCAGGATATCTCCAGGCTAGTAACCATGCTAAGGAATGGTCCCGAGTACAGCGAAGAGTGTCTTCTCTGTGGCCTGGAGGTGTATAGGTACGACTACACTGGTATGCCCTTTTGTCAAACCCATTTCAAGGATGTAGAATTTGGGGAGAACAAGGGGGCCAACATTGCGAGTCAAGCCCATAGCTGAGATGGGTAGAGCGCCAGAACAGGGACGGATCAGGTATGGCATTAAGACTACCTCTGCGAATGGGAAGACCATACCACGGAGTATCACTAAGTTCAGGTTCACGTCTTCTGATGTTACTGCGCTGGACCAGATTGCCAAACTTTATGGAGGTCAGGTTAGACCTTGGGAGAATGGGCAGTCTGAGGTGGTCAGTGGAGTCGAAGAGATACCCATAGTCCTGCCACCTAATCCGCTGGGCGACGGGCCAGTCTATGAATTGTGGAAAGGTAGTGGCTGCATCCGTCGCTGTGATGGTGTGACATGCTGGGTTCCAGCTAATACTGAGGAAGGTGCAGAGCTACTTGAAGTTCCCTGTCTCTGTGATGAGAAGCAAACTTTGGATTGTAAGCCGACTACCCGTCTCTCAGTTATCCTGCCCGAGGTGCGGTTTGCAGGCGTATGGAGACTGGACTGTAAGGGGTGGCACGGCACAAATGAACTACCGGCTATGGTTGCGACGGTGCAACAACTGCAAGGCCAGGGATTGTCTCGGGCTTACCTTGCATTGGAGAAGCGGAAGAAGGGTAGCAAGCAATGGGTAGTTCCAGTCATCAGACTGGGAGCTACCCCTAACCAGCTCTTGCAGGCCAGGGAGGCTGGTGTCTTGGAAGCACAGACACAGCCTATAGAAATCGGGTCGGGTCTTGCTGAAGAGGTATGGGCTGGTGAGATACCGGCTGCCATAGAGAACCCATATGGTTGAGCTTGATCCCGGCCATATCCTCTTCCTCAAGGCAGAGGCGAAGTACATCCTGGCTGGGGGTACTACTGCTACGGAGCGGGAACTCACTACCTGGGTGATGGACGTAGCCAAAGCCTCAGGCTGGCTCATCTACCACGTCCCTGACAGCAGACGGGCACCGTCAGGTTTTCCCGATCTTGTTCTCCTTCGTCCTCCTGAAGCTCTCTTTTATGAATTGAAGAGAATGGGAAAAGGAGGTACATTGAAACCATTGCAAGAACAGTGGCTCAACGGGCTACAGGAATGCGGCCTGGAGGCAGGAGTATGGAGAGCAAGCGAGATACCGGAAATCTGGAGGCGACTGACCGGGCTACCCTTCGAGCCTTGATCGAGGCTGAGTTGGCGGCTGATCCTGATACTGACAGTGATCTGTGGAATCTGCTCTTGGATGCGGCATGATCGAGCCGCTGTCCTTCGTCTTCCCTAATACACCTGGGCTGGAGAAGGTGAGGACAGGCATCGTGCTTGACGCCAGAGGGGCTAAGCTCACTGTCGTCGGCATGATTCCCTGTCGTTGTTCTTGCCATGATGTTAAGGTGGTAGTACAATACGTAGTGAAGGGAAGAGGGAACGAAGACTCTCACCGGCTCAGCCTTGTCGAAAGGATGATCCGGGGTTCATGTCCCCAGCGGTATAACGATGCAGCTACCGCTGCCCTGGAACTTACCAACATACTCATCAACAATCATCTTGATCGACAAGATCAGTGCAAAGGAGTAGTCAGTGGCGAAGCAGCTTGATCCCAGTGAAGTTGATTTCCGGCGTACTCGGGGCGACTCGTCTTGGTTTGACCCTGCCTGGCTGAACGGCGAGCCGTGGATGCTGAGTCCCGAAGAGGACTTCACCGCTAAGCCCGATACCGTCCGTGCCCGTCTCTACAATGAGGCTGCCGCCAAGAACCTGGCTGCTCGTAGCAAGGTGCTGGCTGACGGGAGCATCATCTTCCAGACCTACACCCGTAGTGCTGAGGAAGAGGCCAAGGCCAAGGCTGCTACTGAGAAGCGTAACGCTACTCGGCAGGCCAACATCAAGGCTGGCAAGACTCAGCCTCGTGGTAAGAAGTCTGCACAGCCCGCATAACATCTGCTCACTGGCAGAAGGGAATAGCCCCGGTCTTCGGATCGGGGCTTTCTCTATGCCCACTTGACGCCAGTGATAAGATAGACATAGTGAAAGGGGAGGTGAACTATGTCGCCAAGGAGAAGGCTCAGTCCTGAAGAGCTAGCAGAGCGTAGGTCTATCGCAGCCAAGAAGACGAACGCAACCCGTCAGCGGCAGAGGGAAGAGAAGGCACTTGAGAGAGCAGATGTTCTCAGGGACCTTCGCTCACAGTCCGAGATAACCTGGGTCCCAGTCAGCATGTGCTTCCGTGACATGATCTACCAGCGTCCCACCAACGAAGCTCGTGTCCGTAAGATGCGGGACGAGTTCGATCCCGATCTGTTGGGTGTAGTTACCCTGTCTGATCGTGGTCCTCAGCCTGACAACCTTCAGTATGCCATACTGGATGGTGGTCACCGTGTGGATCTGTACCATCTGATGGACTGGACGGACCAGCGAATTCTGTCACAGGTCTACAAGGATCTGACCATCCAGCAGGAAGCCCACATCTACTCTGTCATGAACAGTGAGAGAGTACGTCCCACTACTCTTAACCTCTTCCTTGCCAGGGTAGCCAGCAAGGACCCGGCTGCCTGTCTCCTAAAGGAAGCAGTCGAGGCAGGTGGCGCAGTCTTGTCTACAGACTACCGGCCGGGCTCTCGCTACTTCCGAGCGATAGCCGAGGCCGAGCGAGTCTTCAAGGTCGCTGGACCTGAGGTAGTGCGGCAGGCAGTCTGGTGTATGACTGAAGCATGGGCTGATCGTGGTGAGCAGGACACCTACCCTGGCTCCGTCTTCAGCGGTATTGCCTACATCCTGCACAACTTCAAGGGTAGGGTGGACGTTCTCGGATTGGCAGAGAAGCTGAAGGACGTGACACCTCACCTCATCATGAACCAGGCTAAGGCCATGCGTGATGTGGTGAAGATGCCTCCTGTTGTATGCACTGCCTCCGTCATAGCGCAGGTCTACAACAAGTTCCTTCGTAGCCGTCGCCTACCTGATGTGCCCACCAAGGGCTGGGGTAAGTCCATCCACCAGACCGTACTGGAACTCCGTCAGTCCATCGACGTGCCCTATGTCATGGTCGAGGGTAAGATCCCTACTCCGGGCGAAGTAGAGAAAGGTGTTTGAATGGGTGTCCGTATTCTCTCCGTTGATGGCAACGGAGATACGTGTCTCTATGACTCCGTGACTGGCTGGGCCTTTGGTCCGGTGGCAAGCGAGGATGAGCTTGACAACTTCCTTGTCTGGTGTGAAGAGAAGCAAGTCCCTGATCTTCGTCGACTTCCTTCTGGTAAGCTGGAGGACCTATGGGCAGAGTATGTGAGTGGTGCCAGCGCAGACAAGAGCTAGGCTGGTACGGCGATGCCAAGGTCCATCATTGCCGGGACTGCCATCGGACATGGACCGGTACATCTCAGGTCCATTGTGTCCGATGTCACCATCACTTCAGTTCTTACTCTGCCTGTGACCGTCACCTAGTAGACGAGCTATGCCAGCCTCCCCAGGAGGTACGTGACAAGAGCGGGATACCCTGTCTCGGTCTACGCAAGGACAAGTACGGCTACACATGGTCGTTTGCCGGGGACGGCACGCCCTGGTGGCTGGCCTTGCACGTTGACCCGGACGGACTGGAGGCTCAGTCTCTGGGCGGGGTATCAGAACCCCGGCCTCCCTTCTCCGAGTCCTTAGATCCGTCAGAATGTGACGAGCAATCAGGACTGATGCAGACTTGATTGTCATGGATGTCTACAGGGGACCTATCGAATGGACCTGGGCTGAAGCTGCCACGGCAGTTGTTGCCCCTACATCTGGACTGGTCACCACGATTGCCATAGTCGGAGCCATTGTCCTGGTCATAGCAGTCGCCTTGATAGCAGTCTGGTTCATGGCTGATGAGGTGGACATTACCCAGCGACCGGCTACTGTTCGGGTCATCATGGGCAATGGCGATGCAGCCAACGAGCAGAGCCAGGAAGATGATGGCCCCAGCGATGGCTAGTCCCTGGATGATACCTCCCCGTTCGTTCAAGTAGCCTCACCTCGCAGCATGGCCTGAAGCTTCTCCACCTTCTGCTTGATGTTGTCGAGCGCAGTGCCCACCTCACCGAGAGCCTGACCGCCCCACTCCACACCCTGGCCTGCAAGCTGGAGAGCTTCGGCTAATGCAGCGTCTGCCGTCTTGACTGGAGTGAGCATGTCAGCCAGCAGGTTATTGACAATATCCATCGTTAGTACCTCCGGGTCAATCGGTGGACTACACCACCAACACTGTTGAGAACGCTGTCTACCACCGCACCTACGACATTGCGGCCCTCTTCAGATACCTCACCAGTGGGACCGACCGTCTTCGTGGTCAGGCTCTTGGCTGTCATCTCCGCTGCATCCTCAACCGCCCTGGCTACTGTCTCAGGACTAGAGACAGCCTGACGAGTGAGTAGTCCCAGCACCAACGCAGCGGCAGCACAGGCTACCCGTACCCACACATCCTCTATTGCGAGAGCAGCACCCAGCGCAGCGAGCAGAGTGTAGAGCAGTTGAGGTTCCTTGGCCAGCACCTTCAGCATTACTTGGTCCCTCCCTCGGCTGGAGTCAGGAACTTATTACATGCATCCTTCAACTGACTAGGGATCGGAATAGGTTGCTCGCCGGTCGGTGCAATATAGGTGTAGCCATGTTGCTTAGCCTCTAGCCGGTGAGCTAGTTCATTTGCATCTCTATGTTGGATGAGCTGAAGGGCAATGCATTGTGCGGTGTCTTCAATAGCTTCCTGCACCTGACCTAACCTGTCTATAATATCAGACCGGAAGGAGAGTGAGGACTTCCTATTCTCTTCGTAACATCTCCCTTTAGGAGTGGTGCAATCAGAGATGACCTGACCAAACTGTCTGGTACGAGCAGAGTTCCAGCCTGAGAAGGCCATACTCAGGGTAGCTGTCAGGCAAGTAAGCAGGATGAGTAGGAACTCGAACCTCCGCAGTTGCTGGAGTGAGGACACTGCCTCTCTGGCAGCCTTGACTTCCTCGGCTGCACCGTTACTGAAGGGTTCCACCCTTGCCCCTTATCGTGGAGATGAGATCCTTGAGTAGGGCGATCTGCGTATCAGCCATCTCGATCTGCTTGTTGTGCTCATCCCTACGAGCACCCTCTTCTCTGGCAACTACCTCGGCCAGGTGCTCTACTGCTGCTCGCTGAGTCAGGTCAGAGCGGTAGGTGTCAGCCTTCTGTTCAGAAGCGATACGTAGCTGACGTTCCTTCTGTAGCTCAGCTTCAAGCTGTACCTGTAGTTCCTTCTGGTTGTCAATGATCCGCTTGTCCAACTCTCTCAGCTTCTGCTCAGAGGCTGAACGGAATACGGTATAAGCAATACCCAGAGTACCGGCTAATCCGAAGACAACCGAGAGTGCAAAGAGTATTGTGTCTGCACCCTGGAGTACCGCCAGTATCATGGAATGAACGATGCGGCAAAGGAAGCCAGGCCCAGCATCTCGAACCTAAGCTGCTCTGCTGGAGCCATGTCCTTGGCAAAGAGGGCGACACCAAGGAAGCAGATGATAGCGAGAATAAGGAAGATGATGCGGACTATTCTATTGTCCATAGCTCCTACTAAGGTAGCCCGTATAGTTCACCAGATGTAGCTTGGATCAGGTACTTGTAGTTAGTCCAGCCAGTGGGATTAGGCCATATCTTGGTGGCCTCTTCAGGCCAGAGCAACTTGGCCGCAGTCCTGTTCCTGAAGAAGTCCTGCCCGTTGGCCCCGCCGTAGTACACAGCACCCTCGAAAGCAAAGATAGCTCCGTCGTCCTGTAGAATATAGAACCCGTTGGTGTACTTGTCCCTACGTGCATCCACCATACGGACGGTAAGCGGCGGGTCAATCATAGGGCGCACTCCCACTTCCAGCTTGAGAAGGTAATCAATGTCGATGTCACCTGGGTCCCAGTGACTGTTGACTGGAACATGCTGGTGACCACACCATCCATTGAACTTCTTCCAGTCAGTGACATTCAGTCTGATAGGGCTAGTGTCTCTGGCGAGGACGATGCCTTCCTTATCTGACTTAAAGTCTAGGGCGGTTCGGGTGATTCCGGTGTTAGCTTCAATCCAACGCATGAGCCTGCCAATGCCGTCAAGGTATTCATGCTGGAGAGTTCCCGCTGAAGCTGCCCTAGCAACAATTTCAATCTGAATGCATCGGGCTCGATTAGTCTCGACTGTTCCGGCTGGGTGAGCAAGTGCTCTAGCTGCCTTATTAAGAGGGATATGTTGCCAAACTTTGAAAGTTCCTCCTTCAAAGCTGACAGTGAAGTGGGGAGCCACGTTAGCTCTTGCATAGACGGACCTTGCCCCGGCATAGCTATCACCCTCAGTTGTGTGAAGGACGCCTCTCCAAGCGAAGCCGTCGATGAATCCACCAGCATCCTTGAATTCATCCTTGGTAGCTAGAGGATACCACATCTCGCTCATGTATGGGTACTTCCTCTTGTAGTAGTTCTTCTTCTTATTCAGGCTTTGGCTTTGCTTGCGGTTTCTTACTGGATTCGTACTTGCCTGCACCAGCTAGCTCCACAATGAGAAGGGCCACACTGTAGTCAAGGGCAGACTGTAAGCCTGGCCCAGGTGGTGCCTTGCTATGGGGACAGGTGAGAGAGCCGTCATTGTGGTACTTAAGTCGTTCAATCTCATGGCAGTACAGCGGATGATGAGGACCAGAGTGCTCAGACTGCTGAGCAGACACATTATCTGCAATGGCCCGAGCCGTGGATATCCCATTGGTTACTGACCGCCCCGTTGCCTGAACTTGACCAGAACTTCCTGGTCTTCCAGTAGCCGATCGACCTCGTCTAGGAATGAGTTCACCTCATCTAAGACAGAAGACTCCTCAGTTTCCCGGGAGTCCTCATGAGTCTCTTCCTTGGTGGTAGTACGAGTCGAGGTCCTTTGCATGTATTCCCCAGTCTGTTGGCTGACTAGGCTATCCAGTCAGGAATCTTTGGATTCTTCATCCCCTTCGACTTCCATACCTTGAATCCATACTTGGCAGATGACCCGGTGTTGGGGTTACCGGGCTTCTTCCGGTCACCCTGGTTCTTCATGCTTGATCCCCGGTTACTCTTTGCCATCACTTTCCCTTCTTCAAACTTGGGTACTTCGAGTATACCTTCCGCCTGACTGTGGCCTTCTCGCTATTTGTCCCATGTTGGGCTACCCGAGCCAGGGCATTCCGGGCATGGCTGATGTCGTGGATGGGATAACGACGGTTGGGTAGGGCGAAGGAGGATGAGGATAAGGAGTTCCTCTTCCTGGCTGTGAGCTTGGCCATATACCACCTCTGCTAAACACCAATATCCTCAACCAGGATATATGACACCACGTTTGATGCACCCACCATCTGTAAGGTTCCTGAACCAGAGTCCAATTGCAAGGACAATTTATAGGTATGGGAGCCAGCACTAGGCGTGAGCACCACTGACCCAGTAAGAGTACGGAACCCTGAGCCAGCAGTCCCCAATGTATCTCGGACAACCTGAAGAACAGTAGCTCCCTCTTTGATGTTCACTTGTGGCCCGTCACCATTAGCAGTGCTGGAGCAGCCAATGTTGAATGAGATGCGGATACGACGGGATGCAGCCACAGTGACAGTTACGCTGAGTCCAGTCAGATCTGTCTCTGATGTAATCCCAGTCTGGTTAGTTGTGCGTTGGGCATAACCAAGAGTACCCAGTGTCGTAGCTCCACCGGGTGGTGTTGCCCATGTAGTATCATAGTCTGTTGCGGAGACTTTCTTAAGGTAGGTATCGGTAGCACCACCAGCCGGGACACCGACACCAGCAGGGCCGGTAGGTCCGATGGAACCAGCCGGTCCCGTAGGTCCAGCAGGACCGGTGGGGCCAGCCGGTCCCTCAGGTCCCTCAGGGCCAGGAGGACCCTCGGTCACAGGATCATTCAGATGAATATGCCTATGACGAAGAGGATCAAGGTAGTCAGTAGTTGGCATCAGGTCTTCACCAAGAAGTTGATGACCCGGTACTGCGGCATGTTGGCATCGGTACCACTGACACCGGCACCCTGGTTCGTAGCAGTAGCTGCTTGGTTGGTAGCTGTCTGATTCTGGTTAGTTGCCGTACCGTTAACGACAGAGACACCGGTAGCTGCATAGTCAATGTTTGTGTAAGTGATGTAGACACCAGAGCCAGCGTTAGCAATACGCTCGTTCTGCACTGGGCCAGAACGGAAGGCAATATTGAAACCGAAGTCACCACCACCAATGCTGTGATGGTGGGTAGGATCACTGATACCGTGGCCGTGAGGATCTTGAGTGTGGCCGTGTCCGTTTTGAGTGTGGTTGTGAGGGTCCTGAGTGTGACCGTGACTGACCACTACCGCATTGTTGGAACCACCACCGGCACCGAGTGTTGATGCCGTGCCTGAAGCAGCCTTCCCTACCGGGAACGTGCGCTGGAAGTTCGGCAGGTTGAAGGTGGTGGTCCCATTCCCCGAGCCGTGGGTGGTACCAATAGCGGCGAACAGGTCGGCATAGGTAGCTCTGCTGACCTCCGACCCGTCACACATCAGCCAGCCGGTGGGAGCCGTGGCCCTAGCTGTCATCTTCAGGTCGCCGGGTTCCCAGCGCTGGTCCTCAGACAACAAGGCATAGGTGATGGACTCTTCCACGATGTTCTCAGTGGTGATCGTGGAAGCTTCGATCATGTCTGCTGTGTGCAGAATATCGCTGTGCCTGGATGTATTCAGGTACTGGCTGTGGTCATCCCTGGTATCGTCGTTGACATGCTGGCTGGCTTCAGTGGCCGAAGCTGCATCCCAGACATGCTCGACCACAGACTGGGCTGCGTGAGCCTGAGCGGTGGTCCCGTCATAGCCTCTGGTCAGACCGGAGAACACATCGCTGGCCCGACTGGCTACGAGGATCTTCTCTTCCAGTTCCGTGCCAGGGTCGATGACCACTACGAAGGGAGCAGTCGCTCCACTGGGGTAACCTCCACCACCACCGGTAGCTACCGTGAAGTTGGTGGTGGTACCAGAGGCAAGCGAGCTTGACAGCCTCGTCTGCTTGGCGTTACCGGCATATTCCTTAAGTGCCATTTAGACCACGCTCACTGTGACGAGGCGTACAAGGATGGTCCCATTGAAGAAGCTGTCTTCGGCATTCCAGTCGGAGGGCTGCACTTCCACTTCTGAGACATAGACGTTCCAGGCTACAGCACCCTCTTGGTAGACCTGTAGTCCCTTGGTATCAGCCATGTTCTTCAGGGCCAGGTAGTGGTCGAGAGTGTTCATCCTGACATCGAGGCCCTCACCCTGGTCCGTCCTCACCACGTCATGGACGATGAGCGGGACGATAATCTCATCACTGAGGACAGGAGTGACCCGGCTGTAGAGAGTCCACCGGTTGAGTACCGGTCCCAGGACCGTGGCCCTATTCAGGGTGATGACTACCTGAAGTGCCTCGGTTCCCTGCACCGTCATAGACAGTGGGGAAGCGGGAGACAGAGAGGTCGGTACGATGGACGAGCCGATGGAGATGGTCTGGTCTTCCTCGGTAATGACACTGGCCGCAATGCTAGCCCCGGCCGGGAGCGGATCATGTCTCAGGTCGAGGGAGGTGGCGGCCTTCTTCTCAGTAGTGCCATATCTAATCTTTCCAGTATTGATTGTCCCACTGGGGACAAGAGATGCTGTCTCTCCAAAGAACCCAGCGCCGCTGACGGCAAAGTATCTTCGCCCACCGAACGATGCAATTGAGAGTACAGTTCCTTGCGCTGTAGCCATGATGTCAGATGCGTAAGCAGGAACAAGATCCGATACGAGACTACTAAGGTCAGCCCTACCAAGACCAGTAGAGACACCATCATAGTTACTCCAAGCAAACCAGACATACTCTCCCTGCCCCTCAGTAGCTCTTACTCCACTGGGGATTTCGATGACTGGCCCAAATTGGATGGTGTTGTTCTGTCCAATACCAGCAAGGCGAATGCCTCGGCTAGTTGCAAGTAGTAGTATTCCCGAATAATGTTCAATGCTATTAAGGGTTTCTCCGTCTGGAAGCGATGCAGCAAATACTGGTGGAGCCAATGCTCCCGTAGCGTCAAGGGCCGTGACTGAATAGATATCTGTTCTGTCTGCACTGATGCCTCCCACGTAGGCTGCATTGGGTGCAGCAGCGAAAACATTCCAAACAAAGTTTGGGTTAGGATGATTCCAGATGCTGATTGCTAGACCAGCCCTGGATATCTCGTAAAGCTGATTGCCGTTGGCTGCTATCAGGCGCCCATTCACGTAGCCAACCAGCGTATACGTTCCTGCAATCAGGGTTATCGCAGAGGTACTGCCAGCCACAGTCTCCCTGATGCCAGTGGTACCAACCGTCGCCCATACCTTAGCTCCATCAGTGGTTACTGAGGTGATGGTGCTTCCCCCAGCAGTGCTGTCAGTGAACGTTGGAGATGCTGGCGTAGGGTCTGAAGTGAAGAGCAGAGATGATCCATCTGCAACATACAATCTTGTACCGACGAGAAGCACTCGTAGATTAGTATTTGCGCTTGCTCGCTTGAGTTCGGTTCCGTTGAGAAGGCTGAGGTGCTTTCTTCTCCAGGGGTTGACGCCTTTGCTCGTCCAGAACCTTTGCCTAACGGAGTCGGCGTCATCGAAATACTCCTGGCCTGCACCTAGGTGGAATGACTGCTGACTCCTACGCCATAGTCCCTCTTGGTTCAGGCTCTGTTCCCCAGGTTCATTGCTGTTGTCCTGAGGTGGCCTGATAGGAGGAATGGTTCTACGCTGGTACTTCTTCAGGTCAATGAGATAGGACCTGGCCCCGATAGAGACAGGCAGATAATAGGGAGTATCAACCGCTACCTGACCACCCTCGTAGAATGGGGTGAAGAAGGTAGAAGAGATACCCACCTATGCCACGCCTCTCAGCGGGTAAGTCTGCAATAGAGTCCAGCGTTCCTCTTCGATACGGTCATCCCTCAGCTTCTTGAGTTGGGCACCGACACTGGCAATGTGACCAGCCGGTACTTCCTCGCTACGTCTGGGTTCAGGCTGGGCCACCATACTGGTACGGGCAATCTCCTTGGTAGCCATGAGCCGCCAGGCTGCACCGATAGGTGGGATGTCGATCATGGAACTTCTAAGTCCGATGCTCTCCACCACCGTGTTGTCATCCCAGACCGAGACATCGAACTTCTGAGCCAGTGTCACTCTCATCGAACCGGTGTTGGGATACTCACCTAGTAGCTCGATGGCTGCACCGGACGGGAAGTCCACAGTGTCCTGATCAGTCAGGAGATGCCAACGGAGAACGTTGGAGTGGGTGGTTCTGCCGATGTAGGGGCTGAACCTGACACTGAGCACAGCCAGGAAATCAGAGATACCCAGGTCATATGATCTGGTGGTGACAGACAATGCAATATTGGTTGAGGTCACCTTGAAGAGACGGGAACCCCACGAATCTATTTCTCTCCGTAGCGCATCCTTGATATAAATCCTCGGGAACCTGGGATTGACCTCAACATAGACATCCTGTGCGTGCTCGACAGCCTCTGTTCCCATATAGCCACGCATAACCGTGACCTGCTTCGAGGCTGGAGCGGCGCTGATCACATACATCAGTTCATTCTCGACTGAGAGTAGAGCGCCCCGAACGATGTCGTTCAGGTCAAGCTCCATCGTGATCACGTCCTGCTCACTGTTGATACCACCAGCCGGAAGACGGTTGATTGACTGTCTCCCTGATCCATAGAGCAAACGCTTCGTCTCTTCGATCAAGTCTGAGACAGTAGTACCCTCACCTCCCGGTGAGGTGGGCGGGCCTACAACAGGCATAGCTCAGCCCCCTGTCCTGACATCTTGCCAGTCATAACCTGTCCACCTATTGAAGTCTGCCCGGACCCAAGCACTTCCTGTCCAGCGATAGAGTGGGTGTTCTTCCCAGGCACTACCTGTCCAGCGGTAGAGAACGGGTGTACCTCGGGAGACTGTAAGGACTTCAACAGATAAGGTACTCAGTCGAGCCTTGGTCGATCGCTGGACCAAGACTTCAGTATCAACGGTACTGACACGAGCCTTGCTGGCACTCTGACCCAGAACCTCAGTATCAAGCCTACTGATACGAGCAGTAGTCATCGAGCTTCGACTCCGAACTCAGCACCATTGACCTCAGTGTATGTCCAGGCTGCTGATGTAGCTGGTGAGACTTCCATCAACCGACTGGACAAGGTATAGCTGCCAAAGGATGGCGCATCATCTGTAGCACTGGGATAATCAGTTCCACCTATTCGTGCTGTCTGACGCATAAGCTGGGCACCGGCATCTGACTTCGACATATAAGCCCTGGTTGCCACACCCTTGACATTAGGAGCACCGGTCAGATCAGCAAAGGCGTAGGTGTCCTTGTTTGTTGCTGTACCACTCTCGACATAGTCAGTAGTGTTGGGCGGGTTCTCATCCACCAACAGATAGTTGTTGGTTGAGTCTGCGTCTGAACCTACCCATTGAGAGTAGTTGCCATTACCGCTGGGATACAAGGTCTGAATAGTGCAGTCTCCCAAGAAGTCATTGTTGACAGAGCCAGCACCATTGAGGGCATAGAAGTCATCGTAACTGTTGCCGCTAACAGTGTCGGCATTACCGCTTGTGCCTCGGATCTTGAAGCTGTCGAAGACAGTCTTCGTACCACCATTCTTCGTATCAAGACCAGTACCACTGAGGATAGTGACACCATTCTTCCGAAGAGTAAACGATCCAGTGGAGTCGTGGAGCGTAACCTTCAGTTCGAGATACATCCAAGTGTTCCAGTTCCAGGTGCCAGCCGGGGTCAGACCTAGCTGAGTTCCATTACCCTGATACACATAGAGCTGTCCGAGAGTGTTCATGCCAAGGTACACATGCAACGTCGCTGCCGAATCAGAGCGCAATTCCAAGATACGATCGTTGTTGAAAGCGCCCGGAGAGCGAGGATACACAGCGAAACCAATCACAAACGTGGCATGTTCAAAAGCTGCTGGAACTACATACTGACAATAAGCATCGTCACGAGAGAGATGCATCCCATTACCTGTCCGGGCAGTAGCAGTTTGGCCCGGGTAAAGGTTGCTCGTAGTCCACTTGAGCCCAGCCAGGTTGTCATCGAAGCCATCAATGAAGATGAGGCTCACGCTCGCATACCCTTCCTTGCATGAGTCCATATGTGCGGGGTCATCAGTCGCTCACTCGTCGAATCCACGCCCGGTATGAGTAGGCGACAGCCGTAGAACCCCAGACGGTGATCGAACTGCCGCCATAACCGTTATAGGCAGCGAAGTAGACCTTGTCACCTACAGCAAGGTCTAGCTCCATCGTGGCATCCATATTGTGATTGGCACCAGCCGCCGCCTTCGATACCCGCATCTTCTCCGTACCGGGAGCAGCACCTATCGTTGAGCTAGCACCAATAGAAAGGTACTTGTCCCCAAGTGTGCTCGCCCACTCGATCTGCACATGAATGATATATCGACCAGCCGTATTGATTGTGAACCTATCACCAGAAGCAGTCGTGAAACAGTTGTCAGTATCTCTAACCTCAGTATCGAAGCTCAGATATGTCCATGCTGTAGCACTCAGATTATGGTCTGCTGCTCGCCTTGCTTCGGCTCCAAGAAAGGCAACAGAAGCAGCGGCAGGTGCAGCATCAGTGTCGATCCATAGATCATTGGTAGCAGGAGAAGAAGGGGCAGTATCCTGCTGAGCAATAGTGGAGCCGCCACCTGATACCGGTTGCCACGAGCGGTCATCCCTCAGATACTTAGACCCCGTTGGTGTACCAGTAGCAAAGTTGCTGTTGGTGACAAGCTCCGCTGTATCGGTGATGCCGTGGACAGCGGTACTGTCGGCTGCATGGGCAGCATCAGCAGCAGCCAGATCAGTATCAGCCGTAGCCAGGCCAGCCAGGTCAGTTAGCAGACCAGTAACATCAGACTCAGCATGGTCATGAGGACCAGCCTCACTAGCGACAACCGCTGTTGTCCAGCCAGTAGGTGAGGATGACGAGACAACCAGAGCTTCACCATCAGCAGCACCGGTAGGATCAAAGGAAGCTGGACTCTCCGGGCCTGAGGCAATGAGAATGCTACCCTTGTCATTGAGTACCGACCGGGCGATGACCTCACTACCCGATGCTCTGCTCTCAATGTCAGCCGGGTCTGCCTCGATGGAGACATTCTGGATCGTGACTCCATTGATGAGCAGATCGTAGTAACCAGGCTCAGCATAGAATGAGCAGTTGCCCCTGGCATCAGTAGCTGTTGGGTTGGGGATGGAGTTGTCCTTGCCCCTGTCCTCATAGAGCGTAGCCAGTGTGGTTGTGCCAGCTTGATAGACAGTGACAGTGGTATTGCGAAGAGGCTGTCCGTAAGGATCAACGAATGCTTCTGGGGAATAACGGCCAGCATAGGTAAAAGCCATCAGGCCACCTTCAACCAGAATCCTGCGACACCACCAATAGGAATAACCATAGAAGGTGTGGTACCACCACGAGCACAGGTCAGTTGCACAGTACCGGCTGTGCCCGCAGTCTCTATCACACCCCGGATCTCTGCGCCTGAGTTGGCAATCTGAGCTTGAGCAGCAAAGGTACCGAAGGCTGTGATGATCCCGGTGAACTCCACCGATGTGGAACTGTCCTGCTCCAGGGTGATTGCCACTGTGGCACCGGCTGGTCCTGTCACGCCATAAGCTGTAGTAGGGCTGGTACCTGTTGAGGTCGTGACGTTGACATACATCACGAAGTAATACTTGGAGTTGGCTGCCACATTGAAGCTGGCATCGGTGATGGCTGTCTGAGCCGTGGCAGTCAGTGTCTGAGCGCCGGTCTTCCTGATCACCCCACCCGTAGCCATCGTGGCATGACCGGCAGTGACGTGGGCAGCCAGGTCGGCATCAGTGGCATAGCCGGTGTGCGGATCGCTGGCAGCGGCATGTGTATTGATAGCCGACGTGACTTCAGCATCCCTGGCTATGGCAGCAGGAATGTCGGCATCGACCAGGGCTGTAGCTATCTGCCGGTAGCGGCTGTCTCCCTCAGTCTGGGTGAGGTACGTAGGGTGAGGATCAGCCGCTGCCTCATGAGTAGCTATGGCTGAGGTGACTTCACTGTCCCTGGCAATGGTAGCCGGGATGTCAGCGTCAAGTATAGTATGGGTGTGACCGGTCTGAGCATACTGGGTATGAGGATTACCAGTGGTCAGGTTGGTCAGGGCAGCATGGTCCGTGGTACCGGGAGGACCGGTCGGTCCAGTAGGACCAGTGTTACCCGTATCACCCTTGACTCCTTGAGGACCCTGAGGACCAGTAAGCCCAGTATCACCCTTGACTCCCTGAGGACCAGTCAGTCCTTGTGGTCCCTGTGATCCGGTGTCTCCGGTATCACCCTTGGGTCCTTGTGGTCCCGTTGGCCCTGCTGGTCCCTGAGGACCAGCCGGTCCTGTGCTGCCTGGTGAGCCTGACGGACCAGCCGGTCCCGGATCGCCCTGCGGCCCTGGAGGACCCTCCGGTCCTTCTGGCCCTTCTGGTCCCTCCGGTCCAGTGTCACCTTCCGGCCCGGTCAGACTCAGCCATTCGGCGCCGTTCCAGAGGAACACCTCTCCAGTGGCTGGCCTGATCCACTCGTCACCGGCCCGCTGCGGAGCCGGTTCCTGATTCTGGACGTAGGTGGTGATAGGGGTACCACCACTTGTCCCTCCACCACTACCAGCCAGTGTGGCTCTGGAGATAGGACTCATGGGTGGAACTCCGTAATCATGATCCGGCCCTGAGTACCATCGAAGACACCAGAGGTAGGTCCCCGGTAGCGGGGAGGACTGGACTCGTAGTAGTCTCCTGGTCCCAGTCGCACTGTGTAATCATTGAGAGTGGGATTGAGGCCGAACTTCAGATAGAAGTAGGCATTGCCTACGCCAGGCTCGTTGAAGACAGTGAGGGCTACTCTGGTCAGAGCATCACCAATGACGAACGGCGTGGTTGTGGCATTGACTGCGGTGACAGTAGTTGTGGTAGCGGGCTGCTCGGTGATAGGTAGGGCACCGTCTATCCACTGAGCCATGGCCCCGTCGTTACGCTGGAGCTTCATGGATGACGGAGAGCCAGCCATAATTCTGGCTGGCTGCCTATCCTCTGATTGCTTGGTCTTGACGATTTCCTTGATCTGATCAAGGATGTTCTGCTGAGCAGACTGGGACTCCTGAATAACCTTATACAATTCCTGGGGAAGTGTAGAAGGTTGAGGGATCTTGACTGGTGGTACGTTGACTACTGGAGCAGGTAGCTCAAGCAGAAAACCTTGTAGAGCAAGGACAGCCTCTGTCAGTCCCTGATTCTGGGCAAGCAACTCTGACAGTCTCTGGACAGTCAACTCCATCTTAGCCAGGGCCTGAGTAGGCCGGTCATCGACTTGAGATAGACGTTCCAGTATCTGCTTTAGTAGAGCGTGCTCGCTCTGAACAGGGACGATTGGCACTGTTAGATATCCCTGGCTACAAACCAGTGACCGTTGACGTAGACAAGCCAGTCACCGGCATTGCCCGGAACACCATTGGCATCGAAGCCGGTGTTCATCTGGATAGCCTGAGCCTTGACGCTCTTCTCCTTGAAGCCGTCACCGGGGACATTGGTAGCGTCGGTGACACTAACGTAGTTGTCAGCATCGACATGGGCTGCACCAGCGGTAGGAGTAAGGAAGATGGAACGAGGGAAATTAGGGTTCGTCTCGGGGCTAGCCAGGTCCTTAACTCGTACTGAGAAGTCCTTTGAGTCGGGAACATCAGGACCAGCAGAAGCGGCGGTCTTGCTCTCAGCCATTGTTCCTCCGATAGCGTAGGTAGAATTCTTCATTGTAGTCCTGGGTCTTCTGGTGACCCAGCTTGATTCCGGTGTGGACATAGAGTGGGATCTTCATCTGCCTGAGCCTCATGCAGAAGGTCCAGTCTTCACCATACTCGTGTCCTGCATGAACAGTCTCTGAGAACCAAGGATGGGGATTCCTATGACCGTCAGGCATGGTGCCATACTTATCGTGCATCTGTGTGAGAACGTCCCTGTGGATGAAGAGGCACGCAGCACCCGTAGCATCCACCTTACACAGAGCATTGTGCGGGTAGTTTTCGATGACCTCGACAAGCTTGCCACTAGCCTTGGCTGGATCAGGGAGGCGATACAACGTTGGGAAGGGGACACCTACTCTGCCCCCGCCAAAGCACAGACCACCGACTACAGGGCGGATCTTCTCGTGAGCCGCCTCCAAGAACTTCTGGCAAATATCGGAGTCAAAGCTCATGTCAGCGTCGAGCATCAGTAGCCATTCAGGCTTCTGCTTCATATCGAGGAATGCCCTGACAACATTGCACCTGGCAGTGGATATCCCTGGTCCTGAGACAAGAGAGATGTGACCACTGATCCTGGACTCTGACCTCATCAGATCAAGGAGAGAAGTCAGGAACGGGGTAGCTACCTGGCCTGGTGAGATGAAGCCCACAACAATCATCAGCTACTGATCCTGAACATTTCTAGTGTCCCGACGAAGTTGCGAGTGCCATTGTTCCAACTTTGGTAAACCATATACATCACGTAGTCACCAACGTTCAGAGTCATCTCTGCGGTAATCGACCCTAAGTTATCCTGATGACCATGAGGACGCCGAATCTCTCGCAACAAGACATCAGAGCTGTTGTAAACACTGTACTGAATCAAAGCACGTTCTTCAGGAGCGCCGCCATCCAACGATGCCAAGCTACTTAGTACAAACTTTCCTGCCTTGGAGGCTGGAACAGTGAGAACCTTCGTAGGTGCTCCGGGAGCAAAATACCCACCAGCATCAGAGTCTTCTGTATCCCAAGATATGTAGGAGACTGCGTTCCTAGCAATACCCTGATTGGCTACTCTCCTGATCTTCAGATAGTCGTTAGCCACTGGGCAGCCTTACTACTTCAAGTTGAGCAAAGTTGATGGTTCTGGCATTAGAAGCAAAATAGATAGCACAGGTGATGTAGTCTCCATCACTCAGCTTAGTGAAGGCTGACACCGACATGAGCGCATCATCCCGACCCATCGGACCCCGGTAATGCTTCTGCGCCACGTTGGAACTGTTGTAAACCTGAAGGTAGGCAAAGCATCGGTAGCCTGTTCCAGCCGTGGCAGTGATGACAAACGTGATGTAGTGGTAACCGTTCTTGCCAGTAGGTACGGTTATCCTAGTAGGGGCACCACTTGACCAGTAATCAGAAGCATCGAGAGTTTCTGCATTCCAAGGGACAACATAGCCAGCGTCAGGTCCTACAGACTGTGATCCAGTCCAGTTAAGAATTACCTGATCGCTGACTGTGCTCATGCGATTCTTGCCATCTCGAAACTAGCTGAGGTCAGGTTCCCACTTCTCGGCTGATAGACAACTACCTTGATGTAGTCACCATCATTCAGCCGAGTCATGATCGTGTTGTGACCTGTATCCTCACCGTTGAACCCACCGGGACTGCGATAGGTACGGAGTGCATTGTTCCCTGAGTCATAGACCTGAAAATCACCAAAGGACCTGTCAGTACCTCCATCGAATGCCCAGGTCAAAGTCATGAGGTGGTCACCAGCTTTACCAGCAGGCACAGTCAGCCTGTTCGGACTGCCGACCACCCAGTAATCTGATAGGTCTGCATCCTCAGCGTTGAAGTTCACGTCAATAGGGGCGTTATTGATGCTTAGGTTTGACGTGCGCCGTAGCGCCACATAGTCAGTGACACCTCCCGCACTGGCACCAGCACCGGCCCAGTTACCGCCGCTGGCTCCACGTTTACGAGTGGGCGCACCCGTACTACCCAACGTACAGAACTCCCTCAATCATCATGAGTAGGTCGGTACATAAACATTGAACCGGAAGAGTTTAGCTCGGTGCTGACCAGCAGCAACGGACTTACAGAAGCCAATGTGGGTTGGTGTACCAAGATTGAAGGCGCCACCTGCATTCCACGTTGTGCCGTCAGGTGACCAATAGGGAGTCCAGTTGGTCCCCACCTTTCGGATCTTGATCCAGTGCTCGACTTGGTACTGGTTGAGCCCTGTCATGCTGGCGCCGCTGTTGCCCACAGTGCCGCCATAACCGAAGCCAGCGTTCGTCCCGAAACAGTAGAGCTGCCCCTGATAGAGGCAGAAGGTGTATCCGGCCCCATTGGAGCTACCAATCCAGGGACCGAAGCCAATGTCGCCACCTGGGATAGGAGCATGGAAGCTGGTGACAACCTCGTAGTCAACAGCACCAGGCGATGCCTGATAGATAGCAGCACCAACATCACCGATAATCTCGATGTAAGTGTCAAGAAATGGGTACTTGATACCCGATGTGCTAGCCCCTACCGTCAATCCATTTAAGGACCACTTAGCTGCCATTGTACCACCGACAGAGAAATCATCTCCATAGGTAGCATGGGTAGGACGAGCTACGGTATCGTCAGGAGCAGGGGCAGCATCCCGACCTGCATTCAGGTTGGTGCTACCACCTCCACCATGAGCGGCACCGGTACTACCCAAGGTACAGCACTCCCTCGATAGTACCTGACTCCATATCCCAGAAAATCCCGTTGGTGAATGGGATACCCTGAGGGCCATACCACTCTCTGGCTGACTCACTAGCCAGAAGGTTGATAGGTACCACGATCCTGCCGGTACCGGCTGACGTAGCGTCTCTGATTGTGACGGCAGCTACCGCTGGAGTACCTGCCTTCTCACGAATGGCAAAGCCCATGAGCAAGGCATAGCCAGTGACGACAGCAACGTCGGCAGTACCAGCAGGAATCTGGTACGTGTTAAGACCTCTAGCCACTCCGACCTCCTCCCTGGGCTAGTGGTTATGTAAGCGCCGAGAAGCGTGCGGCCCAAGCCTCACGGTGGAAGGAGAAGGACTTCTCACCAACCACCTGACCCTTGATGGAGTCACCGGTCTTAGCCAGCATCTCAAACACCAGAGGACGGAGCGTGAGGACCGTAGCCTGGTCCCTGGCAAAGATGAACATATCCTGCTTCCGGCACCAACGGTCGATGACCAGTGACACCTGGCCGAAGTCAGACTCGTAGAAGTCCACAGTCTGACCACGAACATTGGTGTCCTGAACATAACGGATGTTGGAGCTACCGAACTGAGAGATGTTCCTCTTCTGGCTGGGGTTGACCACGATGCGGTCAGGGTTACCACCGGCATTGAACGCAGCCTCAAGCTGGTTCAGCAGCAGTGTCTCCGTCAGTGTGGTCGTGCTGGAGTCCACGTTGGTGGTGATGTAGAAGGTCATGCCACCCATCGTGCGCCAGCGGTTGGTGCTGTCCTCAGCCCTGGTGCCATAGAGCAGAGCCTGCTCGATAGCCACCATTGCTTCCTTCGTCCGGTTACCGATCTGATAGTCGAACTCGGACATGGGCAGCCCATACTTGCGGACCACGTTCTCAGTCTCAGATACCTGAACCTGATAAGGACCAAAGATTTCCGTGTAGTTGAACCGATTGGTCCTATCCTTGGTCCTGGCACTGGGCGGGTCGGTACCTTCTGGGAGAGCAGAGCCCACACCAACGATCTGGTCACCAACGACACCGGCATTAGTAGCTGTACCAGAATAAGCTCTGGTCACCAGTAGCGTGTCAGCCGTCGTGCCATAGCCAGTGACCCGCATGTACTCTGCTCTGGTGAGGATCACGTCACCGGTCTGGAACTTCTCTCTGTCGCCTGAAGCAACAGTGATGTAGGCGTCAGCCGTGACGTAGGTAGCACCAAGGGTAGTTCTCGGAGTGAGAAGAGTCTCGTCCAGCCATTCGATCTTCTTCTCATAGATGGTGTCCTGACTCAGGACGGTACGTCCATCGGACCCATTACCACCGAGAAGGGGAACATCGAAAGGGCTGATGACATAGATGAGGTCTTCGACCTCAAGCTGAACACCTACGGTAAGGTCGTAGGTGGTCATGGGACCGGTAGGCATTTATCCCTCCTGAGGAGATTGGTAAGCCTTACGCTTGGCTTCCTCAATCTTGTGCCTATTCTCAACGAAGGTCTTGATAGGCATTGGCTCTACAGTGCCAGGGTTGAGATAGGGCATCCCTCTCTCATCCTTGACAATGCCTTTTTCCCAGGAGTTGCCTGACTTCTTTACAGGCTGGTTATTCCTACGTCGGTTAGGTGTTGCCCTAGGGCTGACTTGTATGGTCTTCAGCTTGCAATGAAAGCAATCCTCAGGATGGTTACCTATCTCGCCTGAAGCGGTCATTAGGATTCCTAGCTGCTCGCTGATCGCCATCGGCAAACCGCTGAACCAAGGTCGAGACATAGGCACCAGCGGCATGATCATACTTGCCGCCTTCTTCGATCACTCTCTTGGCTGCATCGACAGCTTCCTTCTTGGGATGCACAGGGTTCTCACCCGGAGGGTTGCTGCCATTGCTGAGAGTCTGACGTTCCTTGGTGCTGTCCTTCTCTTCCTTGGGAATCTCGGGATTACTGGTCTGCGTTTCAATCAGACCAATCTCCTGAGCTTCAGCGATGATTGCCTCTTTCGTAAGCTCACCCTCATAAGTAGCGAGAAGCATCTTGCCCAGCTTCGTGTCTGTGTCAATACCAGCCTTGGCAAAGACAAGTTCACGCTGAACTTTGTCCAAGTCCTGGGCCTTCTTGGCAGACTCTTCGAGGGCTCGAATGTCTTCCCGCTTCATCCGAACATAGGACTTGCCGTCCTGCTGATCGTCTTGGTTGTCCTGGGGTTCCTCGTTCTCAGCCATCCATCTCCTTTGGCATCACTCTTGCCCGGAGCAGGCAAGGAGGGTATGCAGGCCATCGACCGGGACCCTAGGTCTGACCAGGACAGCACACTGCATACGTGGATCATACAGCATTATCTGGCGGCTCCAAGTCCCAGTCCCTCCCGACTCTGACTGGCACCACCCCCACCACCAGCGAAGGCCGCTCGGCGCTCCTGCTGACGGCGGGTGAGTTCAGCCTCAGCCTGACCACCGGTCAGTGCAGCCTCGGCTACCCGGTCGTTGGTGATGTCCCCTGTCTCCGAGATGCTTTCCTCGGCCAGAGGCTTGAGTTGATACGCCTGCTGAAGTTGCTGTCTTGCCTGCTGTCCAGAGATACCAAGCTGCTGATAACGGCTGGCTTCCTGTTGGCTGAAGTCGAAGCCATACTGAGAAGCTGCTCCACCAATCTCTGCTTGAGTAGCCATGTCAGAGATGAGCTTGGCTCCCTTGGTCGGATCAAGGAAGAAGGAGGCGAGCATGGGCTCGCCCTGGACACCGAAGTATTGGGAGAAGGCATCCTTCACTTCCTGGGGAGCACCGGCCACCCGGACATAGCCTTGCTCTACCCTGGTCTGAAGTTCCTGCGGTGAGAGTCTCTTGGAGATAAGGTCTACGAAGTCATCGTGTGTATCGTAGAAACCCTGAGGTAGCCCGTAGTCCTTGAACATGGAGGTGACTGTCTCCCTGTAGGACATGATCTCAGCAGGAGACATCGGGGTACCTGCATTGATGGCAGCCTTGTACTCAGGGAATGCGTCGTTGAATTGTGGAGTGTTGGTAAGCTCAAGCTTGATACGATCAGGACTGTAGTTCTGCTGGAGCCAGCCAAGGACAGTAGGTCCTAGTGTGTCCAGACCAAACTGACCTAGCCAATTGTTGAGGACTACTCTGTTGTCCTCCTGCTGGGGAGTAAGCTCAGCCATCCTGTCTCCTAGATAGCACTCTTACCAAACATGGCGCCCAGCGTACCCAGAACTCCTGTGACTTCGGCGGCTGAGTTACTGGTCTTCCAATACTCGTCCTTCTTCTTGATGAAGCTCGTCGTCTCTGCCACAGTCATTGGCCTGATGTTGCCCTTGTCATCAGCATAGGAGACGATCTGGTTGTACTTCGGATCGGTGAGATCCAGGCTGTTGGGGTCCACCTCAAGGAGCTGAGCAGCAGTATTGATGTGCTGGGAGAAGTAGTCTCTAGGTACCGTACCAGCGTCGATGAGGTCAGCGATACTGGGGTAAGCAGACTTGGCTCTGGCCTTCAGTGACTCCTGAATAGATGCTTCACTGGCTTCACCGGTGAAGAGCTTCTTGCTCCAGTCGAATGCCTCTTGGTCTGTGATGTTGATGAGGTAGTTCTTGCCTGTCTTCTTGGCTGCTGTGGCATAGGCTCCTAGACCACCACCAAGGTTGGGATCGAAGTTGACCTTGGCCATAAGGTTCTGCTTGAGAGCCAGGTCATCCCAGCCAAACTTGATGGCGTCTGTACCCATCTGAACAAGGTCCTGATAGGTGAAGGACAGACCAAGGTTGCTAGACATTGCCAGGATATTCTTGGTCTTGGCATCAATCTCGTCATTGAGTGTTGTGCCATCAGTATGCTGACGTTCGATGAACTTCCGAACAGTATCCTTCTTACCCTTCCACCAGTTACTGTTCTCGAACTCAGCCCTGAAGCGTTCCGGTGTGTACTCGTTCTTGGCTGCTGTCTCCAGCAGACCACGTAACTCAGGGTCCTCCTTGACCCACAGCATATTGGCATAGTGCTCACGCTCATAAGCATCGACCTCAGCAGCAGTGCTGGGCTTCTTATGAGCGGCAGGAGGTGGCTGCCCCTGTACGGTGGATAGAGGTCTGGTCCCCGGAGTACCCCCGGTACCAGGCATGGTAGGTACCGGCTGAGGGCGAGGTGCATTGGGATAGAACTTGGTGGCGTCATCGTTGAAGGTGGGGATGACCCGGCCCTGAGCATCAGTATGTTCCGGGTGGAAGGGCCAGGGCTGATGCTGAGCATCAGGTGGAACATAGCTTGATGCCGCTTCTCTGAGTTGTTGCTCAGTGACGATGCCCTGCTTGAGCAGAGCAGCCATCACGTCATTTGGTGTGTTCCCAGCACCAGGGTCATCGAGTAGTGCCTTCTTCAGGTCATCGACCTTGGCACCATTCATCCATAGACGGTTGAGGATATCCGAGAAGTTGCTGTCCCCATAAAGGGGTAAGATGTCATTGACCTTCTTCTGGATATCGGTGGAGTAGAGCTGAACAGTAGCCATCAAGCCCCTCCACCTGAGATACCACCGTCAATCATCTGTCTCATGATATTGACGTAGTTCATCTCTGAATAGGCTTCAGCCTCATTGGGGTTCTGGGACTGTACCGCTGCCTTCAGCCTGGCCTCGGTATCCACTCGGGCAGTAGCCAGCCGCACATCCCCACCAAGGTCGGCCTGCTGTCCCGCATGGATGGCTGCCTCCTGAGGACTA